AGGACCCAGCTGTTGTTCTAGTTCCATCTGTGTCATGCGTACCTCTTCAGCTGTGGTTCTTTCTGACTGTCTGACTGACAGAATCAGGAACGCTTCGTTCAACCGCTTCTCGAGAGTCTGCATGTGCTGCAATGCCGTAGCAAAGTCAGCTGTTTTACCGACTTGTATTACACCTATGTCGTCGGGTCTACCTTGTACGATAGCTCCGTTGCCAGCTGCTGCTAGCGTCTGTGGTTTTGTAGTACTAGATGGTGATACAGTAAATACAACCTTAGCGGCTGCTGCACTACCTTCTACTATAGCTTGTGATAAAGCCTCGAGAGACTTGAGATCACCTATAAACTGTCCTACTCTGCCTCTACCATATGCTTCTCCATCTACTGTATTAAATCGTAGCGGTAGCCATGGTGTTGCATCGACTGGTGCTTTACTATCTGTGCCGGGTATCTTTTTATTGTCTACTTCTTGATGCCAGATAAACCTGTTGTTATCACGTCTGACATGTGTATAGACATCAACTTCATTGTCAGTGTCTTCGCCATCTACCACATCCTGTTTTGTTGATGGGGTATAGTTAGGTACAAGATCACTGTCGATTCTTTCTTTAGTGATAATTTCAGTCACGTTGCCGTTGCCGTCTCGTTCTACAACAAAGCGATTCAGAGGATATAGTTTCAGTCCCTGTTTGCCCATGAAGATAAGAGCATTACCACCTACAACTAGATGCTGTAATGCTTGGTGTATTACTACACGATCATCTGATGCTGCGATAGCATCAAGGATGGTACGTTCTATCTTTGCAAAGGACAGGTCAAGTTCTGATTTTATTTCCGGACCAAACTCTTCACCGAGCTGAGACTCATCTAGCTGTAGCTTGAAGAAGCTAGTCTGGGGTGGGACTAGACTAAGGGAAAGCTTGGAAGCTAGGGCTACTACACCCTTTGCTCCCACACTTTGCCATGGAGTTTTCAGCTGTTTCATACCTTTCTGGTAGTCTTCGTGACCACGTATGAGGTATGGCAAGGTAAGTTTAGTAGCGTCTTCTGCTTCTGTTAGAAACTGGGAACGATCACTGGATAAATTATCATACCTAGATTTTGCTGTCATTGTTATATGTTAAGATTTGTTAGCTTCGCTATTCTATCGCCTGCTCTTGAGAACTGATCTCCAGTTCCACCTCTTCTACGACGTGCACCAAAGAGTCTAACTCTTCTACGTCCTCTAGATCTACCAGCTCGTAGTGTTGGTGACAATGCTTGATCGCCCTGTGGTATATAACCTACAGAACCTTGTCCACCAAACATACCAGCTAGACTGCTAGTTAGTTGTGTGTTATATGCTTGATTTTGTATACGTGTCAAGTCTTCAGCTCCACCACCAGTTACGGTAGGAGCTGCACCTGTCTCTTCGATAGGCTGTCCTATAGTTGGTGCTATTTCTGGTTGTATTGCTTGAGCAGCTACTTGCTGTGCTATTCTAGATGCTCCACCACCTCCACCACTTCTTCTTCTAGTTAGAGTTGGTCTAGGTCCACGTTGATCTCTTGCATCTTGTATTGCTTCGTTACTCTTTGGTATTAACCTGTTAGTCAAACGATTGTTAATGCCTAAAGCTCTTGCCGGAGCTGTAATTAAATTACGTGTACTACGCAAAGCATTAGTCATATTGAGATTAGTGTCTGACAAGTTGTAGAAACTACCGGGCTTATAAGATGTGTAGTCAGACTCTGGCTCTGGACCGCCGGGTCCGGGTCTGTTAAACGTACCGTCAGCACTCATTACGTTTGGATTACCTGTAGGTTTCTCTACTTTAGCTGCCTCTTGTGCCTTTCTTCTTACTGCTGCCGCTTGTTCAGCTCTTCTCTTGGATGCTGCTGCGTCAGCTCTTCTCTTAGCTGCTGCTGCGTCAGATCTTCTCTTAGCTGCTGCTGCATCTGATTTCCTCTTAGCTGCTGCCGCATCTGCTCTTCTCTTAGCTGCTGCTGCTCTCTCAGCTTTGAACTTTCTGTTTCGTTCAGCTGCTGCCTCTCTCATTCTTTGTTCATTTCTGGCTTTAGTCTGAGCGATGGTTCTCTTTTGAGCAATTCTTTTTCTAGCTGCTGCCTGTGCTCTTGCTCTAGCTGCTGCTCTGTTTGCTGCTCTGTTTGCACCAGAGGGCTTTCTACCAGCTGCCTTACGTGCTGCTACTCTTTTTCTAGCTGCTGCCTGTGCTCTTGATCTTGCTGCTGCTCTGTTAGCAGCTCTTCTACTTTGAGCAGTTCTCGTATTTCTTCTCCTACTAGTTCTAGCTCTCGATGTTCTACGTCTTGAGCGTCTTGAGCGTCTTGAGCGTCCTCTTCTAGCCATTGTCTTCCTTGTTTATACGTTTGTTATACCATTCAACAACAGAGCGTTGACCGGCTAAGTACATGACTTCGCCGATGCTCTGCTTTGGATGTGGGTTTACGGGTGGGAAGTTTTCCTCTAGCTCTATCTGTATAGAACCTATGGTTGGACCAATGATGGCCTCAAGCATATTGTGGGAGGTTGGTGTTTGCATGTTCAAAAAATGCTGGCATACGAGCTGCCTTTGTGTCTGAGAATTGTGGGGCTTTGCCCTGATACATTAACTGATCGCTCGCATCCAGCCAAAATTTTTTCGCTAAATATTTATCAGTGTGGTTCTCTGCTAGGGGTTGTAGTACCCATTGTATAGTTGCCTTCCGAAGCTTATCCAAAGAAGTGCTAGGAACAAGACCCAGCTCAGTACATACGAGACTATTTGTCGCAACGTGTATCTGTTCATCTCTGGATATATCAGCTGATACTGTTCTGAGAGCAGCATCACCAAGAAAGCGAAACATAGGTAGTAGAACAAAGAATATAGCTCGCTCTGCAACGAGTGCCTTTGTGATAGTGTGGTCAGGGTGTGCAATCCAAGCATCTCTTAACCTCTTTGCTTCAAGCTCAGACTTGAGATCAGCCCCATGGGCGTCAACAATGAAGCCCAGAGCGAGATCATGTTTAATCTCATCTTGTACGTTTGACTCAAGAAGTGTCCTCGCTGCTTCCGGGACTTCTTTCTCCAGTCCCTGAGAAATAAATTCTCCAACTGGTAGCTCCATATGACGTATTGCGAGTGCACGCTTGATGGTTTCTTCAGCACCTTCTTTTAATACTCCTTTGGTGGGTTGGACTGGTGTCCATGTTCTTTTTCTGTTTTGTAGGGGTTCATTGTTGGCAGTCACATTCAATAGTTGTATCTTGATCTATGATTCCCTGTAAGTAACTGTCAATGTCAGTATCAGCTAATGCAGCATAGGCATCAGACTTGTCTTGTACATCACCCATTACTTGGAGAGAATAATATAGAGAGGTCTGTGGACTTTCAAGCCACTCCTCTATAAATGCTTCATTATATACAACTACATCACTCCAACTGTTGAAGCTGTAGCCATGAAGCAATCCTGTCCTATCGAGCATCGTCATGATTTCGTCTGCTACACGCTTGTAAGCGTCCCATCCTACTTCACTTGCTATCTCAACGTCGCCATAGTTGACTCTATCTACTCCGAACTCGCCGGAATCTCTGTCAACCATTCTTGCTATTGGTGGTGCTATCTCGGGTGTGCATGTAAAGCCGTCTAGGTCTCTACTGCGATAGCTACAGCTGGCAGTGGGTGCAATAGCAAACGCCCTTACCATATTGTTATTGTGTGCTACTTGTGCCGCTTCAAAAATCGCTCTGTCCAAGGCAGTAGCCGCCATACCGGCTTCGTTGGTTGCACTATATCCTCTGTTGACAAGGCGGAGGGCTTCTCCGAAGTCTTTGTAGCTGATGTTGTATCTTCTGAGGAAGTTTGCAAGACCGAGCACTCCGAGCCCAACTTGTCTGTCGACTTCTGGGGCAAGGTATTCTCCAGATTCTCCAACGCCTGTCCTACTATGGAGATCGCACAACTCGGACATGCCTGATACGAAAGCCTCTTGTAGGTTGTCGAGTGTACAGGAACCGAGATTGACATGCTGTAACAAGCAAGTTCCACGTGAGGGCAAGTATACTTCAAGGCAGACGTTCCCATAGATACGCTCCCCGGTATTGGGGTCGTGTTTGATTTTGTTGAGCCAGATGTCTCCTGATTTGATTCCATAAATAAGTGCGTCCTTAACGTCTTGTTCTGCAAACTTCCACATGTCATCGTCAATGTCGATGCAACGCTTGACCCAAGGCAGTTCTGATCTGGAAGCTGTAATAAAGTCCACCGCATCTGGGTGGCATAGGTCGAGGTGCAATACAATAGCACCATTTTTGTAAGCTCCACCTCTTCTCAGAGTTTCATTTAGAGCTGAATATATTTTGCCAAAGCTGACTGGGCCAGTAGCCACAAGTCCTTTGTCATTTTCGTGTCCGGCTGGTCTTAGCTTAGACAGGTGGATTGCACAGCCAGCACCAAATCTTAGTGCATGACTTGCGAACCTCCAGCTAGCTTCGATGCCGTTTGGACCTTCCATGCTGTCTTCAACAACGAAGGTCGTGCATGATACGGGAAGTCTTGATTCCGGATCGTCGATCCAAGACTGTACCCGTCCAGTGCGGGAGATTAGTTCTGGCATTTTAAATAATAATACTGTTTTCTATTAAGTCTTTGAGTGCATTTGTTAATGCGAAGTTTTGTCTTTGTAAAGCAAGGAAGACGGTCACAACGTCCTCCTTCTTATCATAATGTTTACGTAAGTTATCTTCAATCACTCTCATCTTGAACTGTTGCTCCATTGTTAATAGCAAAGGCTTCTTGGGGCGTCCAGAGTTTGGGTGTTTGTTCTTTGGTATCATAGTCATCTATGGTAAGTATTCTGGCTAGCCTTGCATTCAAAAGGGCGTCGTCTTCGGTCAGTCCTTTATCAGTAAATGCTTTCACAACTGTTGACCAGTTGTAGCCTTCTTTATTGAACAGAGTTTCTGCTCTCTTGACTCCGATGCCCGGTACTCCACTGTAGCCATCAGTCTGATCGCCAGCTAGTGTTTGTATCAAGTGCCACTTAGCACCCTCTTCAGCGGTGATATCTTTAGAGGTTTCGAGGTCATATAGTTTGCCGGGTATCTGTCTCATGTCTTTGTCAGGTGAGACAATAACATTGCCGGGGTGTTGTGTAGCGTAGATACCCATGGCATCATCTGCTTCCAACTCTTTCATTATTATAACGTTGTATTGTATCTTTAGGTTAGATATTACACGTTTGTAACCACAGGGCTTCTTACGGTTTCGATGACCTTTGTAATCTGGGGAAATTTTTTTCCTAAAATTTTTGGTGTCTGAAAAGAAGAGTATTGGTTCGGCAAATCCGCCAAAGTGAGAAGTTATCTTGCTAATCTCTGTTGTAACTGCTTTGTAAGCATCACTAAAGTTAGATGTAACAAATATAACGTCTTCCCCGTAGTCTATCTCTGTTTCACAGGCTGCACAGCATTTATATACTATGAAGTCTGCATCTATTAGTATGTTCATGGTGGTTTAGTGTACGTCAGCCCAAGTACTACCTATCTTAGCTTCTGCTGCGATAGGGCATCTTAGGTGGTAATATTCGCCTGCCATTTTGGCTGCAAGCTCTAGCCATTGTGCAAGTTGTTCACAATCACGCCTGTAACACTCATAGTTCAGTTCGTCATGTATGAACGACAGCTGGTGTCCGTCAGGTGGTAGACATTGGTTTATAATGACCATCCATCTTTTGGCGATTGTCGCTGCGCTTCCCTGTAGGAGGTAATTGAGAAACTTATGCCCTTTGTCAATGCCGATACGCCTACCGTCGATGGCGTTTGCATAACCTCTCTCACTACGTGTCTTACAAGCTTGTAACAACTCTGCAAGACCCGGAATGGCAGCAACATAAGCTTTACGTATATCCGCTCCCTTTTGTGCAGCGGCTTCTTCGGATAGTAACTTATCAAAGCTTCTACCTAATTTGACGTTCCCTGCCCCGTAAAGGAAGGCGTAGGTAACAGTCTTAACTTGTCGACGGGTAATTCCAATTCGCTCTGCATTGGTTTGGTGAATATCTCCTGTTGTAAGGATTCGAGCGTAGCGTCCTTGATCGTATCTGGCGAGGTAGTGGGCGAGCATCCTGAGCTCAATACCACTAAGATCGGCAGAGACCAGAACTTTAGTAGGTGTAGCCGTAAATAGTTTTCTAAATCTTTCGTCACTTGGTACTTGTGCTAAATTTGGTTTTCTGTGTGCACATCGAAATGTGTTGGTGGCGACAGAACAATGGTGATGTATCCTGTTACACGTCGTAACAAGCTTCTGCCATGCGTTCACGCCTTCCGAGATCATCCCCAATTTCTTGGTAATATCGAGACATCGAAGAAACAACTGGGCTGTCTCCGACCCAATATCCTTTAATACAGTCTCGTCCACGACGGGCTTGCCTGTCGCTGTCATTTGGGTTGGTTTCCAGTTTTCGTGTGTCTTCAGTATCCATGCTATGTGGTCTCGTGAGGTGGGGTTAAGTTGTTTAAGTTTTGTAAATGGGCATCCTTGTACGTACCCTTGTGTCCTGTTATTTCGCTTAGGTGTAAACACTGCTCCAGCAACGAACCCGTATTTTCTGCGTAATACTTCTGTAGCTTCTTCCATCTCTCTTCTGAGAGTTGATTCGAGTTCGTATGCTGCTCGTTGGTCGAAATACCATCCATGTTCTTCTTGTCGTTGTAATATGTGTGCGACTTGGTGTTCTAGTTGAACCCAGTCAGGTAAGGGTGGAAATGTTGGCATAGTTTATTTGTAACAATAACGTCTTGTTCGCAATAGTCCTCCATCTCCTGTGACCATTCTAGCCAGTCGGAAGTCTCTCCAAAGTTCCCCTTGTATTCTCCCAACCTGTAGCCATATGACTCCAAGGAGTGGCGACCATACAGTTTGGTAGGCATACCTTTGTGCTGTGCGTTTCTGTCGGTATTCAGCATGTCAGCGTGGTATAGCCTTGATAGTATAAGTGTATCTACAATCACACCCTTTGGTTCAAAGAAAGGGTAGATGTGCTTTATCACTGGCAAGTCAAAGCCAATGATGTTATGTCCTATGATAGTGTCAGCAAGTTCTAGATACTGAACTCCTCTGAGTATAGGGTCTGTCTGTCCTGTGTCGTTGTATCTTGTGATCTCTCCTGTCTCGTAGTCCATGGTAACAAGGCAGTGAATCTCTTTATTTCTTGCCGTTATCGGCGTTGTTTCTAGATCGAACAGGAGGGTGATAGGTTTTGTCTTTGAATTGTGCTCTGTCAATCTGTCTCCTAGTGGGTGGGTTAGGTTTGATTAGCCTAGAAGTCGACGGCTGGGTCAAACTCTGGCTGCTCGTCTGTCTTAGCTTCAC